ATCCGGATCGTGATGATGTCGCCCCGACCTGCGTTGCTCACTATGCCAAAGACCTGAGCACGCGTCTCGTGGTCGACAGGTGTTTCCCTCGTGGTGTCCGGCCTTACACCGTCCGCGAATACGCCCGCCTGCAAGGTGTGCCCGACTCTTTCACATTCACCGGAACTAATCGCGATGCCTATCGGATGATCGGCAACGGCGTCTCCGTACCCGTTGGTGAATGGATAGGCCAAGAGATCAATCGCTATTTCAATTCAACAAATTCTTTCCTGTCGTGAACACCGAAACCGCTCTCCGCATAAACGCCGCGCTCTGCCGCGTCTGGTTCGCCTGCGAAGTCTTTGAGCAGTCTCCGAAACCGGAAGACATCGCACTTCTCAAAACCGTCACGCTCGCGCAGTGCCAAACGGCGACCGAGATCGTCGAGGCCGTTAACGCCAGCGCGCAGCTGGTAAATGGCGTCAGGAAACTCCACTGCCACGTCGCCGAAGGTCGGCTTCCGAGCCTGCTCGCAATGGCGCAGCTGCTACAATGAGCAACCTTCCCGACTCCCTAAAACGCGTACTGGCGAACCTTCCTAGAAAAGAAGCACCGCCAATCCGCCAGATATACACACCGACCGAGACGACCACGATTCTCCGCGATGGCACCGTTTACCGAACCGACAGAAACGGAAAGGTAAAATATCTGCGCTCCGCACCTCCAATTTCATGATTTCCCCCAGCCTTAAAACAGCACTACTTCTCCGCGAATCAGGGATTTCCGCTATCCCAACGAAAAAGGATAAACGTCCTCTGATCGAGTGGAAGAGGTATCAATTTGATCTGCCAACCGAGGAAGAACTGACGAAATGGTTCGCCGATGGTAAGAACTCGATGGCTCTGATTTCAGGCAAAGTGCAATGCCTCGACGTGGATGAAAAGCACGCTGCCGGAATCTTCGCCCGCTTTGCCGCCAGAACCGAGGAAGTCGGGCTTGATTACCTGATCGGCGAACTGATCCGCCAGAAAACGCCGAGTGGTGGGTATCACTTGGTTTGGCGGTGCGAAGGAAAGACGATCCGCAATCTCAAGCTTGCTGAAAAAGCCAATCACGAAGTGATGATCGAGACGCGAGGCGAGGGCGGCTACTTCCTAATCAGCCCGTCCGAAAACTACGTCCTTGAGAACGGCGACTGGTCATCCATCCCGACAATTTCAGAAGAAGATAGAGACGCACTTTTAGATTTAGCCCGTTCGTTCGACGAACGCCCGCCGACTGAGGCCGACGCTCAGAATCACTCGGAACCCTCCGCTGATTCTGCCGCCGCTCACTCACCGCTCGGGCCCGATGTGACGCCGGGTGATGACTACGATTTCCGCGCCGACATCCCCGCGCTGCTCAAGCAGCACGGGTGGAAGGCCGCAGGATCTTCGGGCAAGTATTGGACGCGTCCCGGCAAGGCCAAAGGCATCTCGGCAAGCTGGGACGTGGTGCCTGGTCGTTTGTTCGTGTTCAGCTCGTCGACAGCATTCGAGCCTCAGCACGTCTACCGGCCGTGGCACGTTTACGCCGTGCTCGAATGTGGCGGCGATTTCAAACGGGCCGCTTTGGAGCTTCGCCGGCAGGGCTTCGGCGGAAGCACTCAAAAGAAAAAAACGCAGCCGCGTGACGAATTCATTTCGGATGATCCGCCCGGTGTTGAACCAACGCCTGATGATCCGCCAGGAGTTGAGGCTGGCGTCGATCCACATGGTGCGGCGCCAACCAAGGAAACCGAGGACGATAAGATTCGACGCATGCTGCGCGCTCGCGAGTACAACGACAGCGACGAACCGCCGCCGCTCGTTCCACTCTTCACGCTCGCTGAACACGTCATCTGCACACCGGGAAATCTGGCGAGTATCACGGCTCCGGTGAAGGTCGGCAAATCGGCGTTCTCTGGCGCGTTGATGGCTGCAACCATGACGGCACCTGAAACAGAAACCGATCTGCTATCGATCAAGGCGTTCAACACGCAAAACAAGGCCTTTATCTATTTCGACACCGAGCAAAGTCCTTATCATTTCTGGCACGCGGTAAAACGGGCAATGCGGCGCGCTAGAGTGGCTGGAAAGCCTGAGTGGCTGACTGCTCACCGGATCGCTGATCTGAAGGCACAGGAAGCACGGAAGGCCGTCGCCATTCGCATGGCAGACATGGCCGAGGTGTTCGGTGGCGTTTACGCCGTGGTGATCGATGGTGTGGCTGATCTGGTTCAGGACGTGAACGATGCCGCGGAATGTAACGGGCTGGTCGCTGAACTGCACACGCTGGCGATTCGTTACGACTGCTCAATCATCTGCGTGATCCACAAGAACCCCGGATCTGATAAGGTGCGCGGGCATCTTGGCTCACAGATCGAGCGTAAGTCAGAGACCAACCTGTCCCTCGATAAAGAGGACGGCGTCACTGTCGTCTGGTCTGCCAAGCAACGTGGTGCGTCGATTGATAAGAAGGATGCGCCACGCTTCGCATGGGATGATGAGTTAAAGATGCACGCCAGTGTGCTGGTTGAGCAGAATAGGCCTGCGGCGAAGGTCGTGGAGTTGCTTGAACTGGCTGAAACGGTCTTACAACCCGGAGCATCAATGCAATGGAAAGAGTTGATTGTGGCACTCACAGAGGCGCGTCGAACGCCCAATAACGCACCTGTTCAGCGCACAGTACAGCGTTGGATAGCGGGCATGCAAAAGGCCGAAATACTCAAGGTATTCAAAGGCTATTACAGCCTGAATCCTAAGCTCACGTTAGCACCACAACAGACAACAGACAACCAACAGACATCGTAACAGACATGTCTGCTCAACAGACAACAGACATGTGGGTGCCTATATATAGGCACCCATAGATGTCTGTTAAACCCGAGAACCAATAGACAACAGACATTATGGAAAACAGTACCAACACAAAGACGTTGCGTGACGAACTCGCAATGGCCGCGCTCCCTGCGCTCATCAATCGCTCAACCGAGTATGCTCGCGAAGAGTTACGTAATGATGGGTTCGGTGAACAATCAATGAACGATAGGTTCGAACCTGCAACCCCCAACCTACCTGCCTTTGATGACCCGATTGATTTGGAGTGTGAGGCTAGTCGTGTTGCTCGCAGTGCGTATGCGATTGCTGACGCGATGATGAAAGTGCGTGCCCTTGCTCGATTGTAAAAAAAACGGACCATCCGCAACTGGTCAAAATCGACCTCCCACCCCCTAAGGAATCTTTTAACCGGCCTTTGCCGTGCAGGGTCCGCGACAGCGCACCAAATCACCATGACCACATGAAAAAGCTCACTTCCCTACCCAAAACCGGCAATCTGCCATCTGGCATCGTCGAGTCCCAGAACGCCGCTGCAAACCGCTTCGGCGTGACTGCGAAGACCATTCGCGCATGGCGTGCCGAGGGTGCCGGTGGTTTCCACGCGAACGGCTCCATCGACGTCGGCGAGCTCGGCGCCTGGCTCAAGAAACGCCGTGCAACTCGTGGCGGCGATGACCTCAAGTCCAAGAAGACTGCCGAAGAGATTCGAAAGCTGAAGCTCGCGAACGACACGAAGGAAGGCCGGTTGATCGAACGCGCTTGGATGGCTGAACGAATCCAAGTTGCCGCCGGCGATATCAACACGTACCGCGCAAAGTCCGAGGCCGAACATCCAACCCGGTTCGCCGCCGCGGCTGGTGACGTCGCTCGGTGCCGAGAAATCGTCTGCGGGATTTGGGATGAGATCATGAAAATCCACTGCGAGATGGCGAAACACTTTGCCGAAAAGAAATGAACATCGCTCCCGACTACGTTTGGTCAAAAGCATTCTCGCCGCCCGATCGCCGATCAATCGAGGCATGGGCCGCTGAGAACGTGACGCTGCCGCCAGTGCTCACGAAGCGCGGCAAGTTCGACACCTCGGAATCGCGCCACTTCATCGCGCCGTTGCAGGCGTTGCGCTGTGCGCGGGTGCGCGGCGTGCGAATCCTCAAGCCCGTCCGCGGTGGCGGTACGCTGATCGCTGATGTGGCAGTGCCGTGGGCAATTGAGAACGACAACGCTTCCGTGCTCTGGGTTTTTCAGGACGATAAAATTGCGGAGTCCCACGCCGAGCTTCGCCAGATGCCGATCCTCGAGTCCGTGCCAGGCATCGCGGCCATGATGCCGTCGAACCGTCACCATAAACGGAAAGCTGACATCGTCTTTGCGAACGGTCTGCCGCTCACGTTGCAAGGCCCGGCCCTCGGCGGTCTCCAGTCGCGTGGATTCAAGTGGGTGATCTGTGACGAGCCATGGCTCTACAAGCCGAACGTACTGGCCAACGCGAAAGCCCGCATGGGTGATTTTCAAAAAAACGCGTCGAACAAATTCCTAGCGATAAGCCAGGGCGGTGAAGACGACGGCGAATGGGACTTCGAATGTCGCGAGGGCGTTCTCTTCGAATGGCGTGTCCCGTGCGCGAATCCGGCGTGCGGAAAGATGATCGAACCAAAGTGGAACGTCGCACGATCAGACCGCACCTACGCCGGCATGATGTACGACGGCGAGAAAGGCCCGGACGGCATGTACGACAAGGACGCGGCCGCGGCGACAGCTAGGTTTGTTTGCCCGCACTGCGATCACGTCCACCCGAACACGGAACGAACCAAAAGCGACTGGAATCTCGGCGGCGATTACTTCAACGCGAAGACGGGCGAGCGATGGGATCCGGCCAACCCTCCGACCGAATGCACATTCCACTGGAACGCGATTATCGATTTCCCTTGGTTTGAGCTCGTCAAGATGTGGCTCTCGGCTCAAGAGGCGAAGCACGTCGGAAACTTTAGCCCGCTCGTTACGTTCTACCAAAAGCGCATGGCTGAGATGCGATCTGAACGGACGATCCACGACGCGGAGCTGCCGTTCGTTCGCCAGAAAATGGAGATGACCGACAAGGCCGCGAAAGCATGGCCGGACGAAACGGCTCGCTTCCTCACGGCCGATCGCCAGAGCGAAGACACTTACTGGGTTATGGTCCGCGCCTGGTCGAAGTTGGGCGAGTCGCGCCGTCTCTGGTTCGGTAAACTCTTCAGCGAAGTCGATATTGAGGCCAAGCGCGTCGAATACGCCGTGCAGCCTGACTGCGTTGTAATTGATTCGGGATACAGACCGAAAGGTGATCACGGCGTCTACTCGGCGTGCATCCGTTACCAATGGATAGCGGCAAAGGGAACGGATGAGGCGTTTTTCTGGCACAACGAGCTCGCACCCGATGGGAAAAGCATGGTGCGTGTGCAGAAACCGTGGGCTCCGTTGACGTGGGGCGATCCGATGGAAGGAACAACCGAGGAAGGGCGCACGCGCTGCATGCTCTTCCGGTTTTCGTCTCCAACGATGTCGGACCGCGTGATGGGTCTTATCGATCACGGCATGTGGGTTGAACCGGAGGCAGACGACGTTGATGAGTTGGAGCGCGAATATCGGCGCCAGATGAGTGCCGAGTTCAAACGCCCGCGCGTCGATAAATTCACGGGCCGCAAGATCATGGTTTGGGTCTGCCCATCGGGCAACAATCACGCATTCGACTGCGCGAAAATGCAGGTCCTGTGCGCCATGCAAACCGGAAACATGCCAGCTGGTATCGAACTTTCAAATACAAACCAAAATGAACAGCCAGCAAACAGCTAATTTAGAAAAATATCTTGCACCGAAACAGCTCCAAGAAGCGCTTTGCGCAGAGTTTGGTCTCTGTTTTACGGTTCGCTACATTCGATCAATTCGCCGTGCGACAATCCAAGCCGGAGACGGTATTTTCGTTGGGCGTGCGGCACGTCCGTCCGAAGTCATCCAGTGGCTCAAGGATAACCCCAAATTCTCGCGGCGCGTCTGATTGATGTCGTTTGGGCATCATTGGTGTAACTTTGGGCACATTTGGGCATCATTGACAAATTGCGGAGGGCGTCAGGCTGACAGGTTAATCTTTTCGTGCCCGCCAGCACGGAAGTTACCCGACTCGTTTTAAGGAAGCTCGCCGCCGATGCCGCAACAGCGGCTACCGGTTTACAAACAACGCTTCAGGCCGCTGCCTTCGGAACCGTCAGCCAGGCGCTGACCGGTAAAATCCTGATCGAAGCTCAGAGCGGTACAACCCGTTCGCGTTATGAGCTTCCTGTAGGTGCAGCAGCACTACAGCCGCAGGAAATCTCGGCGATGCTTTCGCGTCTGCTCGATCTGTACGACGCGGCGATTGCATCGGGTCTCACTGGCGGGATCGGCGCACCCGACGCCGCCGTTCTGGCGTGGATGCTGGGTCAACTCGTGATCGTCCGCAGCTTCGGCGTGGACTTTAGCGCAGCCCTCCAACGATGAGCATTCGTTCAAAGCTCGTTCAATGGTTTGCGGCCCCTGAGCTGAACGCGATTCAAGCACGGTACGAGGCGGCGTTTTGGACTGGGAATAGAAGCTATCTGCCGGCCTACATGCAGTCGGCGCGGGAGGACATCGACACGATGTCACGTCAGGAAATTTTACGCCGCGTCCGCTACTTCGAGAAAAACTCGAACACGATGCAAAAGGCGCTCTCGATTCTGAGTGTCAACGTGGTGGGTAATGGGATTAACCCAACGCCAGCGACAAAGAACCCGGACTGGAACAAAAGTGCGCTTGATTGGTGGAATGCGTGGTCACGCGCAGCCGATGTCACCGGCACTTCATCGATCTCCGAACTTCAAGACATCGTTTACCGGGCGCAAAATATCGACGGTGACCACGGAATTGAACTGACGGTAAACGAGTTTGACCGGCCCGCACTTAATCTCGTTGAGGCTCACCGCATCACGAATGGCGGCCTGAAAATTAAGGAGATCGAAGACGCTGGTTACAGACTTGTCGATGGCGTGATGGTTGCTCCAAACGGGAAACCCGTTGCATTCACCGTTTCCAGCGACTTCGACGCCAAGAAGGTTTCGGTTATTCCTGCCAGTCGATTCGTCTTTTTCTTCACGAAGAAACGCGCCGGTCAATATCGCGGAATTTCGCTTTTCCATAGCGCGATCCTTGATCTTCACGACCTAGACGACCTGCAAAAGTTTGAAATGTTGGCGGCAAAGAAGGCGTCTGCCGTATCCGACTACATCAAAACGGCGCAAGGAAGCGTTTCGCCGTCTGATCCGATGATTGGACGCTCGCTTCAGCCGACAGTCGGGCAGGCAGCGCCCAACCGGGAAAAGTACTACGCGCAGGCTTACGGCGGCGAAACTCGTGTTTTGCAGCCAGGCGATGAGGTTTTTCAGGGCAAAAACGACCGTCCGAGCGCTGCGACATCTGGCTTTTGGGATCGGTTAGAGAACAAGTTTGTTCAGGGGTCTGGGCTATCGTACGCCGCCCTCGTCGACTATCGAGGAAACTGGGGCGGTGCTACGCTTCGCGCAGCCGTAACTAGCGACAATCGCCTATTTTCGTTACGCACCGATGAGCAGGCCCGCAAATGGCAGCGTGTTTGGGAGTACGCAATTCAATGGGCAATGGACCATGGCGAACTTCCGCAGAACCCTGAGTTTCGCAATGTCCGCTGGCATCCGCCGCGTCGCACAACAGTCGATATCGGAAACGAATCCGCTGCAACGCTCAACGAGATAAAGGCCGGAACACGTACGTTCGAAACGACCTACGGCGAGGCCGGTGATGACTGGCGCGAACGTTTGGAGCAACGCGCGATCGAGGAAAAGTTCATCGACGATCTCGCCAAGAAATACGGCATCTCTCGCGACCTGATTTCGAGTTTCGCGCAAGAGCGCATGTCGGGAATTTTGCAGGAAAACGAACCGGCAAACACAGCCAAGACGAAGCCTGATCAAAAGGATGAATCGCAATGACCACGCAAATCTTAGCATCTAGCCTCGCGCACGATCTCGCGCTTTCTGACAAAGCGACAGATCCGCTTCCGACTTCGATTGTCTGGATGCCAGCAGGCACGCACGCGATTTCTGCGACTACGCTGGACGGTGCTGGATACGCCGGCAATGCGATCTGCGATGAACAGGCGTTCCGCTCGATCCTTGCATCGTTTCAGAAGATCACGGCATCCGGTCAGCGCGTTTGGCTCGATTTCGATCACGCCGATGGCGAGGCCGCAGCTTGGGTCAAGAGTTTCTCATGGGACGCAACCAAGGGAATCCTCGCCAACATCGAATGGACGGCTAAAGGCGAACAGGCGCTTAGGGGCAAAGCCTACTACTCATTTTCACCCGCGTTCGCTGCCGAGAAAACGACCGGCCGAGTTGTCCAGCTTCTCAAAGGGCACGCCGCTGGTGGCCTCGTGAATGCACCCGCTTTTGGAGCCGCTATGCCCGCGTTAATCGCGGCGCGTATGGCCGCAGTCACTACAAACAAAACCGCGCCGGGCGGAAACCCGGAGTCTACCAACATGAACGAAGTACTCGTTAAACTGTTGGCCGCGCTTGGTCTTCAGGCTCCGGCTAACCCCACCGATGAAAGCGTAATTGCTGTCATTGCGAAACACATCAACACCGCTAAAGCCTCTCCGGAGCTTGAGTCGGTCAAAGCCCAGCTTGCCACCGTGCAAGCATCCATCGACGCGAAGGCGAAGGCTGAACTCGAAGCCGTACAGGCCAAAGTAAAGGCCGACGAAAAAGCCGCTGCCGACAAAGTCACCGCGCAACTCGCCGAAGCCAATGCGCAGCTTGCCGCGATTCGCGCTGGCGCAACCGCCGCTGGTGCCGGTCCTGGCATCATCCAAGTCACTGCCTCTGTCGAGGATGTGCTGAAGGGTTACGCCAAGTTCGGCGTTTCCGATGGCATCAACAAGGGCGAGTTCTATGAGCGCAACATTTCGCCGGTTCTCGCCAAGATGGGCGGTCGCCGATTCTCCGAACTCGTGCTGGCTGCGATTCCCGTTCTCGCAAAGAACGTCGAGGTGCAGGCCGCCAACTCGCTCGGCACTCTGGCTGGCACGTTGGTCGCTCAACAGTCCCTTGCGCTGCTGAAGTACGAATTCCCGATTCTCGGCATGGTTTCGAGCGACTACTCGAACCAGTCGGCGAAGTGGAATCAGCCGGTCATGACTCGCCTGAAGACTGCAATGGCGGCTTCGCAGTACACCACGGGTTACACCGCTGGCAATGCGACGCTGACCGACGTTCCGGTGACGATCAATCATCACCCTTACGCGCAGGTTGCCTTCAACGCGAATGAACTCGCGTCCAGCAATCGCGATCTCTTCGGCGAACAGGCCGAGGTGGTCAACTACGCTCTGGCGCTCGACATCACGAACGCGATTTACGCGCTGTTCACCGCGGCCAACTTCACGATCACCCCGCTCGTGCTTGGTGGTACCGGTGGCGGCACTGCTGGCGCAACTGGCGTCGGTTACGCCCGCGCTTCTGCCGTCGCTTCGGCCAAGGCGCTGTTCAAGAATCTCCAGCCCCGCGCTGGTCGGTTCAATCTGCTCAACGCTGACGCGTTTGGCGGTTTGGGCGCCGATCCGGCTGTCGTATCGATGGCCTCGTTCCTGAAGCCGGAGATCATGACCGGCTACGAGCTGCCGAAGATTGCCGACATGCAGCCCATCCAGGTGGTCAATCTGCCTGCCACGCTCAACACCTGCGGCGTCGCCGGTTCCCCCCGCGCCATCGCAATCGCGACTCGCGTGCCGAACGATTACACGCAGGCGCTGCCCGGTGCGAGCTACGGCAACGTTTCGCAGGTCACCGATCCGAACACCGGCATTACTGTGGCTGTGACTCAGTACGTCGATCACAACGCCGGCTCTGCCAACTACCGCGTTGCTGTGATGTACGGCGTCGCTGTTGGCGACCCGAAGGGCGCAGTCATCACCTACGGAGCCTAATTAGCTAACCAGTCGCGATGCCCACGCCCGCACAGCAAGCCTTTGCCGATGGCTTCTCGGCGCTCCTCGATGTTCACGGTCAGCCGTGGACGTTCGGGGCAGCGTCGTTCGCGGGCGTGGCGTCGCCACTCAAACCAGACGATCCACGCATGGACGGCAGCGGAGATCGTCTGTTCGAAGTTCAAGTCGTCACCACGTCACTACCGGCAATCAAACCGGGACGTGGTGATGCTATTTCTTGTGCGGGAAAATTTCACCGCATCACCCGGCCGCTCGATAACGATTTCGCGACCGGCATCACGTCAATCCTCGTCGTCGAAACATGATCACCGTCGCCGTATCCGTCGACATGGCTCGCTTCAACGCTGCGCTCGCGCAGTACATGGCTAAGACGAGCAAGACGCCCGCCGAAGTTCTCGAGAAGAAAGGCCGCGATCTTGGCATACGGCTTTTTAACGGCTTCCGCGATCGCAAGTGGGGCGGCGTTGGCAAGCATCCGCGCCTGGCGCGCGCCGAACTCGCTGCGAGAACTGCGACGGGCAGGGGAACGCGTGTTCGCGCTTCTCTCATGGCCGAATATCTGAGCCAGCGCACGGCGCTTCGCTCAGCCCTCAAGAGCTTCGTTGGTCCGAAGACCGATCAGCAGAAAGTTTCCGACATCAAGAAGAAGGTTTCCCTCTGGCAATCGTTTGTTGGCAAAGAAATCGGTCTGCGCCAACGCGGCATCGGCGCTCTCGCCGCCTCTTTTTTGTGGTATCGCAGCCGCTCAAATAATGCCGTCGGCACGTATTACGTCAAAAACCGCAATGGCGTGAACATCGGCTTTGCCGATCGCGGCGATGGCTATTTTCGCGTGGTGAGCGATGCCGATGGCGCCGCGCTCGTCGATTCCCGTTATGGCATCGTTGCGACCGCCCTGACCGGCATGGCCGACGATATGATTCAGTATCTGCGCGAACGGCACGGTATCATTTTTCAGGAAGCATTTAAGGAGGCCGCAGCATGAAGCTCGAAGGCGTCCAGCAATACGTTGCCGATCGCATCGCCGCCGTTCCGGAGCTGGCTGCGTTTGGCGCTGCCATTCAGTTCTCTCCGCTGCTTGATGAAGTCGCGCTCAAGACTCAGATCTCCGACGCGCTTCGCACGATTGGCGTTTGCATTGAGATCAGCAGCGAGGAAGCCAGTCGCACTTCTGACGTGGCCACGAATCGCGGCGTCGTCGCCGATGCGTCATTCACCGTTTACGTCGCCGAATCGCCGAAGGTCGCACATACGCCGTCCGGCAAACTTCTAAGGAAGTCGGTGATCAGCGCGGTTACGTCCTTTCTTACCCCGCACGATACGCGGGCCGAATTTTCACACTCCGACACGTTCAAGAGTGAGCACGGCTATGTGCTGCACGAGCTGGCTTTCACCATCCGCGTAACCATCCCATGAATACGTTACCTCCACTTTCTCAGGCCGGTTTGCATGCAGGGTGTGCGTTTCGCCACCTCGGCAAAGCAACGGCCGCGCTTTGGCAGTCTCGTGAGGCTCGCCTGTTCGTCATCATCGCTGCGCTTGGCGTGTTTCTCTGTCTGACCGGCTGCGCATCGACTGGACACGGAGTACGGCTATGGGCTCCGGCGACGTGGTTCTCGCATGCGCCGGCAGCCGCGGCAGACAAAGCCCATGCAGAGCAAACGAAGGCGGATGCCGTTGCTGATTCCGCCGCCGACAAGGCGACGCGGGCCGCACACGTTGAAATCGCCAAGGCTGATTTTGCGTCGATCTCGCTTCCGCCCTCACGCGCGACAGACCTTGTGCGCCGGTTCAATGCGAACGGGCTCGGATTGCTTGACCAGGTAGAACCGCTGACCGCCGCTGAGGCGTCTGAATTGCGGACGCTGGTTTCTTCACTGTTGAGCCAGAACGCCGAGACAGTTGCCACCGCCGAAAAGAAACAGGCTGAGGCTGAAAACGAATCGTCCTGTCTTTCACGTGAACTCGCCAGTGCTCGCGCTGATGCGACCGCTGCCTCACAGCGGGCCGATAATGCCGATGCCAAGCTCCGCGCTGCCTTCGACCGTGAAAACGCTCTGGCGAACGACCTTCGTGCGCAGCATGCGCGGTTCTGGATCGCCGTTGCTGCCTTCGTGATCGTCTCCGCTTTCGCGCTGTATGCGAAGCTCGCGCTCGGCGGGGTAGGCGCGGCTCTTCACACGGCCGGTGCGCCCGCCGCGGTGGTTCAGGCTCTCGACAGCAACCTTTCAACCTTTGGCCAGTGGCTTGTGAAAAGCGGGCGTATCGCTGCCGCAAAAGCCGAGGCATCCCTCAAAGCAAAAGCCGGATAACCCATGCTCCCCATCCTCGCTCAAATGACTCCAGATACATCTTTCACCGTGACGCTTGCAGTCGGTGTTCCGCTGCTATGCACGCTGATCTACACGACTTGGCGCGTCGCAAATTTGCTGCGCGATGTGCGCGACGAACTAGCCGCCATGCGTCGCGATATTCAATGCTCGTGGACGCGTGTTGAGCACGAACGGTGGGCCTTCGAGCTAGAGCGTCGGAACATCAAGATCCCGCTCTATGTGCCCCCAGTGATCGAAGACAGGAGCTGATCAATTTCAACCGTCAGAAACACAACCTCTCAAACCCGCTAAAATATCATGCCACTGCCAACCGCACCGTTTGATGCCACGAAGTCCATCTTCCTTGGCCTCGCCGTTATTCAGCTCAAGCTCACGCCTGCGCTTTCACCCGTCACCGCCGCCACCGATACCCTCACGAGCGTTGGTCATGGCCTTTCCGTAGGCCAGACCGTCATCTACGTGAGCGGCACCGGCTTTACCGGCCTCACCGCGTTGAGCACTTATTTCGTTACAGCGGTACCCACCGCTGACACGTTTAAGCTAAGCGCCACCGTCGGCGGCGCCGCGATCACAGTTGGCACGTCGACCGTTGGTGTCTTTCAGCCGGTTCTTGTGTTCGAGGCCGCTGACCTCGGCGACGATCCTGAGCAGGAAATCAAGTATCTCGACCGTCCTGACTATCAGGGGGTCACCCGTCATGCTCGTGCTACCGAACTCAAGGGCTTCGAAAAATGGACCTTTGGGCTTGATGAGGTCAAACGCCTCCTCTCGATCTTCGGCGGTGCGTTGCGTGGCCGCAAGAGCGGCACCTGCACGCTCTGGATTCCTGACCCCACCGACCAGACCGGCAAGGTGGCTCTGAAATCTGAAAACGATTTCGCCATGTCCGTCATGCGCGACGGCAAAATGGAGCACGGCAATTCTGCGTACTCAAAAACGACGATCCGGATTGATTCGCTCAAATCCGGCAACGTCACCTGGACCGCCGACGGCACCGCCTAATCCATGTCGACGCAAACCATCAAACAGAAATCCGCCTTCGTTCAAATCGAGGGCGGAAAACGAATCGAGGTTCGTCGCATGCGTTGGAAGGCAGCGCGTGCGATGCTTCGCATGCTCGGTGAGGTCGTGGTCAAGCTCTACTCAGGCGGCAACCTCAAGCAGGTTGCGGACGCTCAGAGTTTGGGTGACGCGGCTGGTGCGGCACAGGGATTCATTCCGAAGGTCGCGACGATCATCGCGCAGTCAGACGAACTCGCGATGCACCTTGCGACGCAGAGCACGGACCTCACGTCCGAAGAGTTCGACGAACTCGATATTGCCACCGCCAGCGAAGTCATCGCGCAGGCGTTCGCGGTCAATTTCGACATCGAACTAAAAAACTCATGGGCCAGCGTAATCGCCGCGGTAAAGGGACTCACGCTGGCCAAAACGAAGACGAGCTGATGGGCGCGCTGTACTCATACCTCATCGATGCGGGGTATCAGGCAGCCTACTTGGACGAATGCACACTGCTAGATATCGACCTGTTTGCGCAGCAGACGAATGAGCTGAGGCGCAAACAGGGGTGGAAGCCAGCGTAAGTAAAACCAACTACCATGCCACAAATCGACGTACTCTTAAAAGCAAAGGCCGACCTGTCGGCTTTGAGCCAGGTGGAGCATGCCGTCGAGAAGATGTCCGACCACGTCAGCGAGATCGGGCTAAAGATTGGCGTGGGCATGTTGGGCGCACGATCCGCGGCGAAGCTCGTCGAAGAAGAGTTCAAGCACGTTGTTGAGGCCATCGACGAGATACCCGGCATCCCGGAAGATACCATTGAATCGATTCACCAAGCGAAGTACGCGATCAAGGAGGCTCGGGACGTAATAGATGGTTGGATCGCGGAGGGCATCTCGGCATTTACGCAGATGGGTCAAGGGCTCGGCTATCTCGCCGGAATGCTGATTTACGGCAAGGATGCGGCCGTTGATGCGTACACGGAAACCGCGAAGGCTGCCGAGGATTACGACCGCGTAATGAGGCAGGCCAAGACTAGCGCCCGAGAGCTTGCCGCTGCTGAAAAAGACTTGGCTGAAGTTGAGAAGTCATTGCACGCACTCCATGCCGCAGGTGCCAAGGAGAGGCAGGTCGGCGAAACTACCGGCGAGAGGATCAACCGGCTCACTGGTGAGGCGGCAGCGGCTCAGAGCGCGGCCCTTGGTTACAAGGGGACCGGCGACAAGGATAAGGACGACACCGAGAGGGCGCGGTTAATGACCGATGCCCTGAACACCCGCGCTGAACTGCGATCGGCAATGCTCGCGCTGACGGAAAAAGAGACCGCGCTCGCTGAGAAGCAGAATAAGGCCGCATTTGACGCGCTCACGACGGATCAAAAGATAGCTTCACTGCAGGGAACCATCTCGGCAAACCATGCGTTTGCAGCAAAGATGGATTCGGCCGATGGCGTCCAGCGTGAACGAAAACTTGAGGCACAAAAAGCCGAGTTCGAGGCTACTGAAAAACTCGACGTTATTCTGAAACAATCCGCCGAGGATAGAAAGAAAGCCGACGCGGACGCACTCGACGCGCTCGATAAACGTGCGCAGCGGCTAAAGGAAGAGCGGGCGATAGCAGTGCAACGCGGCGATAAGGTTGAAGCCAATCGGCTGTTAGAGCAGGAGCGCGACACGTTAAAGCAGATCGTTGCGGCCTACACTTCGATTGCCGAACACTCAACAACACCTAAAGAAAAAGAGGAAGCACTGGCGCGTGCTGCGAACGCCAAGAAGGATCTCGGCGATACGGGAAATAAAACCAGCAAAATAGAGCAGGCGCGTCAGGGCTTCAGCAATCTTTCTAAACCAGAAGACCACTTTCAATCTGCCGGGGAAGGCGCTCAGGGCGCCGCTTTGGAGTATATGACCAAGGTCGGCACAGTTGGTGATCAGACCGCAAGAGGGCTTTCCACCGTGTTCAGCGGCGTCGCCAATGGCCTACAATCGGCGATGACCGGACTGATCAATAAAACCATGACGTGGAAGCAGGCGCTTGGAAGTATTTGGAGCGGATTCGCCACTTCGATGCTTCAGGCTTTCACGCAGATGGTGGCGGAGTACGCCGTCAAGAAATCGGCCATGTTTGTCGTCGACGTTGCATTTGCGGCCAAGGGATTGGCGCTTTCCGCTGCGTCTGCCGCCAAAAGCCTACTCATGTGGCTGCCCTCCGCCATTGCGGCCTCAATCTCGTCGTGGGGCATTGCTGCTGCGCTTGGCTTGGCCGCCGTCGTTGCCGTCGTGGCGGCAAGCGGAGGCTTTGCTTCTGGCGGCTATACAGCGGATGGACAGAAAAACGAAGTCGCCGGCGTCGTGCATAAAGGCGAGTGGGTCGCGCCAAAGTGGATGGTAGAAGACCCGAACTACGCCGGAACGATTGCGGCTCTTGAGGCCGGTCGCCAAGGCCAACCCGGTTATCAGGGTGGCGGGTTCATAATGCAGTACCTTGGCGGCAAGGGAACTTTCAGACAGCAACTCGGAACGTACCTTGGCAACGGATTCATTCCGAGCCAGCTGCTTTCAAAGAACCAAAACAACTTTCAGAAGAAGTGGAATTTGCTCAGCGGCACGCAGCTTTATGGTGAGCAGAAAGGCCCGGTTTCAGCCATCACTGGAATGCCGGTGGCTGATAGTTATTCACCGGGTGTGCCGCGTGCAGAATATCAGCCAAACACAGCGGGTGGGGCATCCGGTGGTGACAGCTCATCGAGCAGCTTTGGTGGCGGGTCAGGTGGTGGCTCTGGCGGATCGGCTGGGTCCGACGGTCAACGCCCCACCGTCAACATCCTCATGGATAAGCAGGAGTTCGCCCGGATGATGCAGGAACAATCTGGCTCGTGGTTCGAGCAAATGCACGCGGCTCAAATGAGGAAAAACGCATGAT